GTACTTCCATCGAGGTGTAGATCTTCTGGCGCTTCTTGTTGATCGCGATCAGCTCGTCGGTGGGCGAGATCTGCGCGAAGAGGGCGAGCTTCTTCACGCCGCCGATTTCGACCTCTTCGGTCTTGAGAGCCAGGACATCGCCATAGGCGCGGAATTCGCTGTTGGGGCTGTAGCCGCGCATGTGTTCGACGTTGATGCGGGCGCCGTACACGGTCGGGTTGTAGCTGGCGGCCATCTGTTCGAGCCAGGCCCGGTCGATGATGCGGCCGTCGCTGGTGGCGCCTTCGACGCCGACGCGGAAGAACTTGGAAACCGGCTTTTTCGCGGTGGTGGACATTGGCTTGACTCGCTGCTGGTTGATGGGTTGCCGCAGTGGTGTTGCGACGTGCCAGCCAATGGTGTCCGTGGTGTCGTGCGCGCTCAAGCCGCTGCGCGTGTGGCAGTGGCGGGGACTGTTGGACGTGGTGGCGATGCTTCGCGCGCGCGGGCAACCTCGGTGTCATGCCCCTTAAATCCGCTGCGCCCGGCCGCGCTCGCCGGTCTGTCTCCGCTGCTGCGAAGTCCGCGCCGCACAAGCGTGGGCGGGTTGCGAGCACTGCCAAAGTGGCATCGCCTGCTGTCGTTGCTGACAGCGCCGCGAGCACTGAGACGGGCCAGATTGCCACGTTGACGCCGCAGGCGCAACCCCGCACCGCGGCGCGCTTCCTTGCTTGGACAGGGTGGAAGGTCAAGCAGATCGCCGAGCACCTGGGCGTTCCAGCGTCGACCGTGTACGGCTGGAAGGAGGCGGACAAGTGGGATGACGCGCAGCCGCTCGACCGCGTCAATGGTGCGCTCGAAGTGCGTCTGATCCAGCTCATCCTGAAGACGGAGAAGACCGGCGGCGACTACAAGGAAATCGACCTGCTGGGGCGACAGCTGGAGCGCACCGCGCGGGTGGAGAAGTACCAGCAGACCGGGCGCGAAGGCGACCTGAATCCGAACATCGCAGCGCGCAACGCTTCCCCGAAGCGAAAGCCCAAGCGCAACGAGTTCAGCGAAGACCAGATCGCGCTGCTCGAAACGAAGCTGCGCGAGTCGAACTTCCCCTTCCATCAAACGTGGTTCGATCAGCAGTACCAGCGCCTGCGCGCGATCCTCAAGGCACGGCAGATCGGCGCGACGTTTTATTTCTCTCGCGAAGCGCTGTTGTCAGCTGCGAAGGAGGGGCGCAACAAGCTTTTCCTGTCGGCCTCGAAGGCGCAGGCGCACCAGTTCCGCAGCTACATCGTCGACTTCGCGAAAGAGGTGGACGTCGAACTCAAGGGCGAGAACATCAAGCTCTGGAACGGCGCAGAGCTGATGTTCCTTGGCACGAACGCGATGACGGCCCAGTCGTACCACGGCGACTTCTACTTCGATGAATTCTTTTGGGTCCCGCGCTTCAGGACCATCAACAAGCTGGCCAGTGCGATGGCCTCGCACAAGCACTGGCGAAAAACCTACTTCAGCACGCCGTCGGCGATGTCGCACGAAGCCTATGGCTTCTGGACCGGCGACGACAGGAACAAGGGGCGGGCGAAGAAGGACCATGTTCGCATCGACACAACCCACAAGGCGCTGCGCGGCGGCGCGCTGGGCTTGGATCGCAAGTGGCGCGACATCGTCACGGTGGAAGACGCCGTGGCGATGGGCTTCGACCTGTTCGACATCGCCGAGCTGCGCGAGGAATACAGCCTTGACGAGTTCGCGAATCTCTTCATGTGCCAGTTCATCGACGACAGCCTGTCGCTGTTCACGTTGGCGCAGATGCAGGCATGCATGGTCGACAGCTGGGAGACGTGGAACGACGTCAAACCGCTGTGGCTTCGGCCGTACGCCCACAACCCCGTCTGGGTGGGCTATGACCCGTCTGACAAGGGCGACGCCGCCGCGCTCGTGGTGGTCGCGCCGCCGCGCACGCCTGGCGGCAAGTTCCGCATCCTGCACCGCGAGCAGTTCAAGGGCTCCGACTTCGAGGCCCAGGCCGAGGCGATCCGGCGCATCACCCAGCAATACAACGTCGTGCACATCGGCATCGACAAGACCGGCCTGGGTGAAGGCGTGCACCAGATCGTCAAGAAGTTCTTCCCACAGGTGAAGGGCTACCAGTACAGCATCGAAGTGAAACAACGCCTCGTGCTCAAGGCACAGCAGGTGATCCACAAGGGGCGGCTGGAATTTGACGCCGGTTGGACCGACATCGCCGCGGCCTTCATGGCCATCAAACGCGTGCTCACGGCCAGCGGCCGGAACGTGACTTACGACTCGGGGCGCTCCGAAGTGACGGGCCACGCAGATCTTGCGTGGGCAACGATGCACGCGCTCGACAACGAAACACTTGCCGGCGACGTGGTCGGCGGTAACTCTCGCATGGAGATTTTTGGATGAGCAAACGCAAGAACGGCCACGGCCGCGAATTGGTCCGCACCACGCCGGCGCCCACGGCCACGACGCTGATGACACAGGGCGATGGCAGCACCGTCGAGGCTTTCAGCTTCGGCGACCCTGAACCGGTGGGCCGCATCCAGCTGCTGGACTATGTAGAGAGCATGTTCAACGGCCGCTGGTACGAGCCGCCGTTGCCGTGGGATGGCCTGGCCAGCGCATTCCGCGCGTCGCCGCACCACGGGTCGGCGATCTACCTCAAGCGCAACCTGCTGAAGTCCCTTTTCTTGCCGCATCCGCGGCTGTCGGCTGCGACGTTCGGCGCCATGGCGCTGGACTTTCTTGTCTTCGGCAATGCATACGTCGAGCAGCCGCGCGCCTACACGGGGCGGCCGTTGGAGCTGCGGCACGCGCTCGCGAAGTTCACCCGGCGCGGCCAGGAGGCAGGCCACTATTTCTTTGTGCGCGGCTGGCTTCAAGAGCACGAGTTTCCAACGGGCTCGGTCTTCCATCTACGGGAGGACGATGTCAATCAAGAAATCTACGGCCTCCCCGAGTACATCAGTGCGCTGCAGTCGGCCTGGCTGAACGAGGCGGCCACGATGTTCCGGCGCAAGTACTACGCGAACGGCTCGCACGCGGGATTCATCCTCTACCTGACGGAGGGGCAGGTCGACAACGATGACGCGAACGCGCTGCGCAAGGCGCTGAAGGACTCGAAGGGGCCGGGCAACTTCCGCAATCTGTTCCTGCACATGCCGGGCGGCAAGGCCGACGGGCTTAAGCTGATCCCAGTGAGCGAAGTGGCGGCCAAGGATGACTTCGCCGCGATCAAGAACGTCAGCAAGGATGACGTGCTGGCCGCGCACCGCGTGCCGCCGGGCCTGCTGGGCATGGTGCCCACGAATGCCGGCGGGTTCGGCAATGCGCCCCAGGCGCTGGCCGTGTTCATCGAAAACGAGATCCGTCCGCTGATGCAGCGCTTCCGCGAGCTGAACGACTGGGCCGGCGAGGAACTGGTGCAGTTCATCGAGCCGCCAGGTGTGGCCGCGGCGGCCTGATCGACCAACTGACGAGCACATAGGCAGACCGCCAATCCATTTGGGAAAACCGCCCTCGTGCGGGCAGAGCGCACCCGAAAGAATGATGGTTTTAACTACCCCAAAGGGGAACCATCATGGCACTGACGCCTGACGAGCAAGCTTGGTACGACCACATCGTCCCGCTCCACTACTGCCGGCCCTTCCGTGCTGCCGGTCCTGCCGGCACCCAGACCTGGCAGTGCGCCGAGCCGCCGCCTCCCGACCGCGTCTTCTTCGAACACCCCATGCAGGACGGGTGGAAGCCGCCGCGTGCCGGCAACGGTAGCCGCTAGAGCGGATCGCGCGAGTTCAAACAACCCAAGGGGCGCACATAGCGCCCCTTTTCTCGTTCGGGTGTCGTCTCGCCCTGCCGCGCGCCGCGCGGTGCGGCCACGGGCCTGCCAGGGCCGTCCGTTGGCCCTCCCGAGGCCGAGGGGTGCCGCCACGCCCGGCGGGCCGCCTGCGCCCCCTGGCGCGCGGTCTAGCCCCCACCGAGCCCGCGCGCTTCGGGTAGCGATTTTTACGACCGGATCGCCACCGGCTGGACCGTTTTCCACCGCTCGCTCGGGGTAGCGTCGCGACCCAACTTTGTGTTACGGGTTTTTACGGATTCCGCTCGCTATCTAGATGCGGCGAGGGAGACTTCAAGCGCGAGATGCATTGGCGCACGGTAGATCTTGAGCTGCTTGAAAAAACCGGAAATCTCGCGCGCTCGACTACAGTGGCGACTCAAACAGAGGAGAAATCATGTCTGAAGAGACGAAAGAGAAAAATCTTGGTGATGCGACTGAAGAAAGCGATTGGTTGTCCGCCGTTTCAAGATTTGCGCTTTTTATAGTCGCGCTCTTAAGCTTGTTTTGGGGTTGCTACTTGGC